GCAACTCCTATGCCTTTAAAACCCTTACCCATTAGATTTAATCCACCCTGAGCAATCTTACCTTTTTTACCTACATTACTTAAACCATCTCCAACCTCTTTAATATCTTTTTTTGCTTCTTTTGATTTTACTCTAAATAAAAGCTCCATTACTTTCTTACCTGCTGCCATAATTAAATGTCTTTTTTAATTGTCTTTTAAATTGTTTTTTTACTTTACTTAAATCTTTAGTATATTCTTCCTGTCCATATACAAAGTCAAAATCACTATCTTCTAATTCGTACTTTGTAACAAGTTTTAATACTCTTGGTATTACCTTACCTAATATTTCTATATCTTTTAATTCCATTCTAATCTATTTAAGTCTTGGAACAATATACCCTCTGCATTTTGATATATTGCTAAATCTCTAAATTGTGAACTATCTTGAGGTATTGGCTGTATGAATATTTTTACCTTAGCTATCCATCCTATCTGCTGACTTCCTGATACTGCAATAGTAGGCTTCCAGGTACTCGTAGCTGTATCAAAATTTGTGAATCCTGCTGTAGGAGTTGGGAAGCCTGAATCTGCATTAGACTTAGTTAAAATGCCTCCTGACAAGCCTAGACTTGAGTTTGTTCCCTGTATGTTTTTTAATAGTGTTGTATAGTTATAATAACCTACTTTACCAACATTAGCAGGAGTACCAATATCTATCTGAATTGTACCCATTAATTCAATCTCTAAACTAGCCATTGTATTCTCAGCTATTCTTAAATTTAATAGGTTTAATCCATTAACTCCAAAAGTTGCTGTAGCAGTATCATAAGTAGAAGCATACATAAAAAATGTAGTTGATTGAGCTGTACCATAACCTCTATTCATTATTGTATTTTCTACTGAGTTCATAATAGGCATAGGCATCATAGATGGATTAGGCTCATTTCCATTAATATCTCCATATACAGTAGGAGATGTATCGCTTACATCATTTGGAGATGTTGGAGTATTTTGATTATGATAGCAAGTACCAACCCCTGTACTATTATTGGTTTGTTGAAAAGTCCAAGTATTATCTATATCCTCACAACAAGCATTTGTAACTGTTACAGCTCCTCCTGTAGGATTCTCAGGATCAACAAAAGTTATTGTTCCATTTGTATTAAATACACTAGGTACAGCAGTACATTCATAACTTAATTTATCTATTACTTTAAGTAGTTTTACTTTAGTAGTTTCTTTACCTCCTACAACATAATTAGAAATACTTAGAACTCTCCATAAAGTATTTTTAATATAGATATTATCTGCAAAATTAAAGTTAAATATATCATCTTCATTTAGATTTAGATTACACTCCATTACTCTAGCCTCATCAGAATATATCTGATTTATATACCTTGACCAATAATCAATGTAAAGTCCATGAATACTTAAAGTATCTCCAAAAATAGGCGTTGTAAAACCTGTTGAAAAAAACGGATTGTAATAAGTCCAATTTAATATTTTAGTATCAGCAGTTATTCCTGTAGTTAAATTATCTAAGTTATACTGAGTACATAAAGGAAACTTATTATTGGTAGAATAAGCCTCTACATTAGATAGATTAGTGTAAGCTGAACTATATACATTAAAATCCCAAGTTGTGCCTAAAGGGTCTGTTCCTGCTATTGTAATAGGCGTTCCACTATAATAGAATAATTTAGGCTTACCTGATTCTATTGGCTTTCTATTTAATGACTCCTCATCTACTTCAAATATACTTGCTATTGCTACTTGAGAAGTTGCTCCAGGCTCTAATGTATTTAATCCATTAGCTATAAAAGGAGAATATATACTAAAGTTTTTAAACTCTTTCTGAGCAAAATCGTTTCTATTAAATAAATTCTTACTTCCCCAAACTGCATTCCATTGTTTAAAATAACTATTATTAAAATAATCTTTATCTTCTAAGTCAGTAAAGTTTAATTCTTTACTTTGCATTTCATTAGTAGATTTAATTACTTGCTCCTTAGAAACATCTAATTTATCTGTCCAATATTTATTGGTACCTGTAGCTATATAATCATCATAAGGCTCTATAAGTAGTAAGTTTGGATTGTCTTTATCTACTTGTACTATTAAATTAAATCTATTTACTAAGTCTTTTACAAAATCTCCTTGAGTTAAATCAGGCATATTTTCTGCCATTACAACCTCAGCATTCGCATTACCATTTACATAGGAACTTTCCCCTATATTTAAAGTTCTTATTTTAGCAGAGTTTAGAGTAGATGTAGCTGTTTGTCCTGCTCCAATATCATTTGAACTTATCATATATTCAAATTGCCAAGTTGTATTAGCATCAGTAGGCAATACTGATATATAACTATAATTGAAGTTATCCTGAGTTGTTATATTATAAGTTTCTGTATTATTAACTATCAATCCATAAGGTAAATTACCACCTCCTAAGCATCTCCATCTGCTTAACATAAACCAATTCGTAAGTGTATTACCTCCAGTATCTTGGTCATCTAAATCAATATCCATTTCTACTATTACCATTAAACCCTCTTGAGGTATAACACTTGGAGTAGTTTGTTCATAAGGTATAGTTATCTGATTGGCTGTACCTGTACCAAATATTCCATTTGTATCATATATTGTATTGTTCCAATTTGGAGCCATACCAAAATAAGTAGTTCCTGTTCCTGAAACTATATCTTGAGAATTACAAGTATATTCAAAACCTCCGTAAACCTTAGTCCTTACAGATGAATATTGAGGGGCTAAAGTCATAAACAATCTACTAAACCATTGTGTGTCTGTTACAGGAGTTCCTGCTGTATCATCAATACCTAAAAAGCTACTCTTTAAATAATAACCTGCTTTCTGTATTATGATATGAAATAATCTTTGTAGTCTAATAGATGGCTTTAAATCAGCAATTCTAACAGCTCCTATTTCTGACAATCCATCATTCCAAGATGTTGTATCATCAACTGCTAAAGAATCTATTGTTGTAGGATTCCAGAACATTGTAGGACTATATGGCAAGTTAGTATGTCCATAATCAATAATAGGGTACATTACATCATTATCAGTAACTCCATTTACTGTAGTCAATCCTCCTGATCCCCAAGCAGTTCCCCAACTATTAACAATATTAGATGCTGTATTAAAGTGGTCTAACTGTCTATCTACAACATCATCATCTATAAAAGCATCTCTTAATTTTTTACCTTTAATATCAGCAAAGAAATTAGCAGTATCTCCAAATACTACTACTTCATAAATCCTTGCATTTAGGTATATTGATTTAAGCTGTATATATCCCTCTAACTGTGGAATACTATCTACTAATATTACTGCCTTGAATTTAGTCTTAGTATTATAAACTAAAGAATCTAAATTAACATCAAACCAATTCTCAAAAAATGTATTGTTTTTATTAGTAAAAGGTATTTTAATAGTTTGACTAAAATTAGACTTTCTTTGTTCAGGCTCTTTTATATCTAACCAATTATAGTTAATCCTTATATTAGGAGCTTTTTCTAAATCTAGCTCAAAAGGAGTTACACTTGATGCTCCTGATGTTTCCTTTCTATATACTACTAATCTTGTATTCATTAGCTATTTGTTCTTACTTTATTAGCGTACTCTAAATTGATTGTATACTGTATTTTAACTTTATTATTAACACTTGTTTTCTTAGTGTATGCCTTGTCAGTTATTACAACAGGATATACTATATTACTATCTCCAAGTATATGTACATTAGTAGATGTAAATAGTTCTTCTAACCAAGCTCCCTCATCATCATTTAGCCAATCACTATTAATAGTTAGTTTTCTAGTTGCTTCAGTATATAAAGTCTTTTTACCTCTATCTGTATTATCATAAGTAAATGTAGCACTATTCCAAGTACCTGAAACTGAGGCACTGTCAGACCTTTTTATATCTACGCTTTCTGTAGACTTACCTCTGAAGTTCATATAATCCCAAGCTCCTAATCTATTACGCCAAGCAAGTCTAACATTATCATATCTTGAACAGCTTTGATGTCTATCATCTACAGTAGCTCCACTACCATATCTATAGAAATAGTATTTATCTGTTTCTTGGTTTCCTGATCCATCTGCTCCATATATAACATAATATGCCCAGTCAGTAAATTCACTAGGTTGATTATCAGGCTCATCTACCTGAGCTTCTAAATTATAAGTACCACATCCAAAATATAATAGACTATTTTTAACATCATCAGCAGTAGCCTTACCACCACTAGCTACATCATTAGTAAAGTATTTAGTAGCTCCTATTTGCCCTCCTGTCTTATTGTAATACTCTATTGCCATCTTTACTATAGAATCTCCATCCGTTATTAATCCATCATTTATAAAAGCTATTGTTAATTCATCTATATTTTCTGATGCTGTATTACCTCCCCTAACAAATTGTATTCTTGGAGAGTTTGTTAAAAACTTCTTTGTAGCTCCACTAGGTATATAGTTTGTTAATGGATTGTTAGTACCATCTATATCTAACCCCCCTACATTTGTTCCTGTATCTGTATAAGGCGTTGTTGCAGGTATTGAGTATATTATTCTTGTGTAAGCTGTAGCATCTGTTTCTGGAGCTAAATTCTCTACAGGAGCAGCAGTTGCAGATGAAGCCTTTTCGTATCCACCTACTATTTTAACCCCTACTACTTGGCTTGTATTTTGTGAATAAGAATTACTTGTATCAGATATTCCTATTGAATGAATACTACCTGCTATTGCCTCTTGATTTCCTACATTCTTTTCCTGTGTTTCTAAATAGCTTCTAACTATTTTATGAACATCTACTATCCCTACATTTGCCTCGTTCTTATGTATTTTTATTTTAGCTCTTTCTACCCAAGCAGCAGCATCTGTTGTACTAATAAATATTTGTGCTATATATCTAAATTTATCTGCATTTATAATTGCTCCTGTAGTTTCTTGTAATACAAATACCATAGGGCTATTTGCTCCTGCTAGTTGATTTGGTTCTTGTTCTATTGTATATGCCATTTTATTTCGTTGTTTCTATTAATACCTTGCTTGGTAGTTTATCTATTAGTTTACTAAAGTCTAATCTAAATGCTTCTGTAAGCTCATCAGGAAGCGTTTTAAGGGCTTTCTCTACAGGTCTAGAGTAAAACATTGTTCTTTCTAATCCACGCCTTTTAATTGAATATCCTATTGCAAAAGCTAATCCTGTTTCATTCATATCTCCTAGGCTAATAGGCTTGTTCTTAATCCATCCTCTAATTGCATTTACTAAATCTCCTTTTGGATTGTCATACTTAAATTTAAAATCACTACCTGCTCCCCTTGCTACTCCTGTACCTCCTCTTGCACTTTGTTCTCCTTTTGCTGTTCTACCTTTTTTAGCTCCACCTGTTCCCCTTACACCTTGGTCTACAAATTGCCAATAATCATTAGCATCTCCAAAATCAAACCCCATTGTTATAGTACTATCTGTACTGCTCATAGTATAGTGGAATTGATTAAATAGAGTATTCTCTTGCGTTCTTTTTTTCTTTTGATTAAGTATAGCCCTACCACCCTTTACAACATTAGAGCCAAAGGTAGTCATAGCTTTTTCTAAGTTCTTAGCTTCTCCTTTTACAAACTTTCCATCTGGACCTCTTAATCTAAATACTACTGCCATTATGAATTAGGATCATTATCTGATGGCTCTATAGGAGCTACACAGAGATTGTTAGTATTATTAACTTGTATTGACATACTAGCAGACCATCCTGTTAAAATGTTTGCAAATCTAGCAGTAAAAGGCTCTGTGCTTATAGGCAAGTCTAATACAGCTTCATTAGGCACATAGCTTAGTTTCTTACCACTATCTCCTCCTGATGTTTGTAAAGCTAAGTTCTGTCTAAATTCAGCTATTATATCTTGAGTTATTTGTAAGTTATTAGTCCATACCTCATTTCTATTGCTTAAATCTTCTTTAAGCACATCTAAGACAAAGATTGTAAATGAGTATGTTAATACTCCCATATCAATAGTTGCTGTTCCAGGCTCACAGTATAGTATAGGAAAGTCTGCTTGGTCAAGCTTGTTTATGTCCACCTCATCTAAGAAGCCTGAATGAAAAGAGTTTATTAAATAGTGATTAGTAGCTATATCGCTAAAGTCATCAATTACGTTTTTGAAAGTTATCATATTTATTTTTCTGTATATTATTTTTGTCTTGTTGATAACACATATAAGTCAATACTAAATAAAGCTCTAATTCTGTTATCTTTTTAATGTTTAATATATCATCATTTGCTAGTCCAAATATTATATTATACCATCCCCACTTACCCTCTAAGCTCTTGCCCTCAATTTCTCCCTGTCCTTTCTCAAAGATTTGACTAAAGCTACTGGTAGTTTTCTCCCTAAAAGAAAAAAAAAACTCAAAGCAGACATTGAGGGAAGTATTGGAAAGTCTAAAAACTCCTCGTATATTTCATCACTAGGACTATAAGGCTCTATGCTATACCTTGTTTTAGTTTCTTTTACTATTGGTCTATATAGTATACTCATTATCTTATGCAGATTGTTATGAGCTTCCTTACAATGATTTTCAATATCTATATACTCCCCCATTGTTATCTCGCTTAGGTTAGGTATAAAGCCATAAGTAGCTCCATTCCATTCTACCTTTTTTTGTAGCTTTTCTGTTTCAGGTTGTACTGCTAAAAATTTAAGGCTTTTTAAAACCTTATTCAAACTCTTAGCTTCCATCCTCTCAATCATCTTTCTATTCAACCCACAAACTGTAGCTAATACTTCTAAATTAAATTCATCTTCTTTTAAGTTCTTCTTTTTTAACTTCTCAAAGTCTTGGTACATTCTTATTGAAATCCCATTCCAATCATTAGGTATTTCAACTTTCCTTTTTTCTGTTCCCATTTTAATAGTATATATAATTTGTTAATAATCGTTTATAAAATATAGTATTTACCACTATGATTAGTCATTAGCTTATTTAAAGCAACATATCTCACAGCATCAATTAAGTGATCTTGTTGGTTAGTAGCAGGCTTGTTTACTATATGTCCGTTCTTGTCAGTTAGCCATTTGTAGTATTTAAACTCATTTAAAGCATTTGTACTATTCTTAGTTATATGTAGTTTAAAACGCCTTAAAACATCTATACCCATATTAATACTATCAGCTCCTTTCTTAGCTCCTTTGATATTAAATCCTTGTCTATATAGTTCTTCTATTGACTTAGGCTCTGCTGAATCAGCAATAATTTCTGTTTGTCTTGTAATATCTAATTCTCTAAGCCTTTGTGCTATGTCCTGATTCGTTAATCCTTTACTATATACTAATTCATTAATGTATAAGTTATCATTCAATTTAAACACCTCTACAATCGCTGTAGGATCATTAGAATAACCAAAGTCCATACCTATAGCTATAAGTTCTGATTCGTTAGGTACGCTATTACATATCTCAAATTGTCTAAAGATAGTTTCAGTAGGTTGTGCCATATCTCCCAGTCCGTATATCTTCCAATAGTTACTATCTAAATCTTTAAGCCTTTCTATCTCCTTAATTGTTTCATCAGGTAAAAAGGGATTGTCTAAATAAGTAGATTTAATAAAGGTACAATCTTCTCTATTCATTACTTTGTCATATATCCAACTATAGGGATCACTAGGATTAAAGTCTAAATAGATATTCTCTGTAGTTCTAAGGCTTAGCTGTACCCAATCCTCAAATCTAAATTCGTTTGCTTCATTTAACCATAGTATATGCCTTTTCCTACCCCTAATCTTTTGAGGCATATCTACAGAAATAAATTCTATTTCATTGTTATTTAATTTGTAAGTAAGTTCTGACTTATTATGTTTGTCAGGATTGTATAGATTATGTTCTTCTAAGATATTAAAGAAGTCTTTATAAGCTGTTCCTTTTAAGGCAGGTAAAGTCTTTCTACATATTGTATATACCTTACCCTGTTCCTGTAGAGCTTTCAGGATGATTAACTGTGCTAAAGAATAAGTCTTACTACTTCTAGTACCTCCTTGATTTACAACGATTCTAGTATTAGCATTAAGATTCTTCTGTAGGACTACTGTTCCCTTTAGGTTTAATGATTTCAATTTCTATCTTTTTTATTTCTTCATCATTAGAAGTTAGATTTATATGTTGCTGTTGTATATATCCTCTCTTGTGTCCTTTATGCTGTAAGTAAAATATAATACTTCTTTCTTTTTCCTTTTGTATGTTCTTAAATAACTGACTCTCAACAAAGTCTAGTTTAACATTATCTATCTCATCTACTTTATTCCTAAATTCCTCATCTTCTTTATACCATTTATAGAAACTTGATCTACTTATATTAGCTTTAGTACAAGCTGTAGATACTATTCCTAATGAGTTCTCTAAACTCTCTATTAACATTTTTTTCTTTATGTGTTCTTTTTTGCTCATTTTATTAAATTTAATTTATATTCTTTTTGCCTTTTGTCCTGTAAATTGTTCCCATCTTTCTATTATTACATCACAGTATTTAGTATCTAATTCCATACCATAACAAATCCTATTTGTTTTTTCACAAGCTATTAATGTTGAACCACTTCCTAAAAATCCATCATAAATAACATCTCCTTTTATATGGTCTTTTATTATTTCACTTAATGTTCTTAATGGCTTTTGTGTTGGATGAACCCTTTTACCACTTTCGCCCTCTCTTATCATTCCGTTCCATATTTGCTTATATATTCTAACTCTTGTATGAAAACTACACCAAGCCATTTCTCCATCTGCAAAATTATTACTATTCATTTCTCCTCTTTTATCCCAAACTATCCAACTTGAACTAAAAGGTAAAAAGTCTATAAAATAATTACCACCCCAAATAATAAAATTTTCCATCCCTAAAGACACGCAAGTATTATAAAAGTTTTTAGCAGTTTCTGTTGTATCATCTCCTATAACTTCTGAATATTCTTGATTTTTAGCTAAATTACTTGCTCCAACTTTATTAGTATTTTTATCTACTATTGAAATACCATAAGGAGGATCTGTAAAAACCATATCTGCTTTCTCTCCATTCATCAGTTTATTAACATCACTTTCTTTTGTGCTATCTCCACACATTAATCTATGCTTTCCTAATTGCCAAACCTCTCCAAGTTTTACTCTACTTTCTTTTACTTCAGGTATATAGTCATCTTCTGTATTACCCTCTACTATTTTATCTATATTAAAGCCAAGCTCTATATCTTTAAAACCCCATTCTTTTAAGTCTACTACATCAAACTCATTTGCTAGTATATCCATATCCCATTCTCCACCTGATTTGTTTAGCCTTACATTTAATTCTCTTTCATCTTCTTCGCTTAGGTTTACGCTTACTGTAGGCACTTTCTCAGCTCCAAGCTCTCTTAGTATTCTAAGTCTTTGATGACCTCCTACAACTACATTTAAGCGTTCAGGATTAATGTTTATTATAATAGGATCAACACATCCAAACTTTTCCATAGATGCTTTTAAATCCTCGTATTGCTTATTGTTTATCTGTCTAGGATTGTATTCAGCAGGATTAAGATTGTTTATTTCTATCAATGTAATTCTCATATAAATATTTTTTAATGTTTTCTAAATGTTGTATACGGCAGTATGTGTTAAATTGTTTATCACTCTCTGCTCTATTATGACAATCTCTACAAAGAGCTACTAAGTTTTCTATATAGTCTTTACACTTACTACCACCTATTCCCCTTGCTTGTATATGGTGGATGTCTACAGCTTCAGAACAACAGTTCATTTCACAGGGTATATAGTCAGTTTCATCTAAGTAAAAGAATGTCATATATACTTTGGTATGGTTTCTCATATCTTACAAGACTTTTCATATACCTTTTTAAGATTATTCATTATTTGTTTATTACAAGGGCTACAACTTTTCCATTCAGGATTAACACCAAATACTCCAACATATAAAGCTGATACTATTCCCCTTTCAGCAGGAGTAAGCATACCCTTTTTATCTACAGCAGGGATCACTTCATCATATATCTTCATCTCATCCTCTGTGAATTGTCTTATATTGCGAAAGTTTGGAAACATTTGATTCAGTTTTTTTCTTCTTTCTTCGCAACCACAGTCATCTCCTAATACTGCCTTAGCCAATTTATCTATTCCTGTAGCCTTTGTAATCTTTGCTATTGTATCTCCTAATCCTTGATTAGATTTTTTCTTGTTCATTTTTTAAATACTTTTTAACGATTCGTATTGATTTTCCTAATGTATTTCTATTAATCTTTGTTGCCATTTGCATAGATGTTAAACTAAAGCCATTTAGATAGTATATTTTAAATATCTGTACATCAAACCAATTTAAATTTTGGCACTTTTTATCTATCCAATTCAGCTTTCTCTCCATTTCTTTCAGCTCCTCCCAGTTTTCTATTGCAATACTGCCCCCTTTATTAAATATATGATTTTCTTTATATTGTTTCCTGAGCTTATAATGTCTTTTATATTTAGTATAAAAAGGTGAAGTTGAAGAATGGTACTGATTTATCATAACTCTTACGATATAATACAATAATTCCCCCCGATTTATTAATCCATTAATCAACTCCTCCTCTTTGCTGTAAAGCTCTAATATTACCTCATGCAACAGATCCTCATAGTCAGGATATTTATTAGATGTTAATTTTCTACTAACTTCTGTTAGTTTGGTATACTTTTTGTCTATATATATGTTTAAACTAATCACAATTTAGCTATTCCCATTTCTAATAATTGTTCATATTCCCATAATCCTAGCTTACTACCCTCTATTTTTACATTTGTTTTATACTTATTATATAATTCTTTCTCCTTTCTATGTATATATTTGTCATAATCTACTCCCTCAAAGTCTGTATCTAAATCTCTATATATAAAAGTCTTTTCTTTTTTCCCATCATTGACAAAAAATATAAAACAATGAGTAAATATTTTATGGCTTGGAGTTCTAATGTTCTTAAAAAATCTAAAAGGTTTCATTCTTATATGCGTTTATTATTTCTATAAATTGTTCTAATGATCTACAGACTATTGCCTTGTAGTTTCTAGCATTTAATTTAGCTATCCATTCTTTCTGCTCTTTTGTAGGCTTATTATAACCTACTTTAAGCTCTACCATTAAGCCATTGTATTTATCGTTGTTAGATGGCTCAAAAATAAGTATATCAGGCACTCCTTTGGAATAGTGTTTTGATAACATTCTTTTTTGTTTCCAATTAAACTTACCTAAAAATACACCACCCAAAGTACAGGTAAATAACATTCCTGTATATTCTAAGTATGTTACTATGCTATTTTGTAATTCTACTTCTTTCATTTTCTATTATCTATAAATATTGTTAATTGTATTAAAAGTAAGTATATTCTTAGCTCAAAATAAGGATGCCTTTTGTCAGCTTCAAAATGTCTTACTCCAAGCATTAAACCATTCCAAATAAAATTAACTACTATATTCATCTTTTAAGCCATTTAATTTTTCCATCATAGCTATTTACTTTCTTTATATACCCTAAGCTCTCTAAGTGTTTGTAATAGCTTCTAAGAGCTGTATGGTCTTGTTCTAACCTTTTAGCAAAATGTATATCGTAATAATCAGGGAATTTAGGATCAGTAGCCTTAGTAGTCTTTTCAAACTTAGCATTATTCCTTACCCATCTTTTGTACCTTAATGATGTATTCCAAGTTTTTTCTAGCTCCCATCTCATCTTTCCTTTGTTATTTTCTTCAGTCCAATAGTCTAAAAAATCTTCTATAAATTCTTTAGGACTTAATTCTTTAATATCATTTAAAAATTTTTCCTTTGGGGATATACTATTATTATTCTTTATTATTATTTCTTTATTCTTATTAATAGTGTTAGAGTTTTTTAATATCTTGTTATTAAAATTTTCACATTCTAGTATTGAAGTTTTTTGAATACTAGAGTTTAAGTTTTTTAATATCTGAGATTCATCTATTTGAAAGTATAATTTAGCAGGTACACCCTTTCTAACTACCCTTAGTATGCCCCATTTTGTAAGTAAAGCAATTGCATTTTTTATTTGAAAATAACTAAGAGTAGTTGAACAAGAAAGGTTTTCTGTAGTACAAAAGAACATTCCATCTTTTAATTGTCCTTGTTCTTTAAAGTAATTCTGTTGCTGATATAAATGTGATAGTACAACATTAGCATCTATCCCAAAGGCAACTAAAAGAGATTTATTCAAGATAAGAAATGGAGTAGATGCTAATATTGATTTTTTCATTGTGTGCTTAATATATAATATATTTTATATAATTATTAAACTAACCCTATGTTAGTTATTAACATAGTATTGTTAAAAAGGTACTTCAACAGGTTTCTTTTTATTTAAAACCCATTCTTCAAATTCTTCTGCTGTTCCAATAACTTGTGAAGTAGTACAGCTTGATCCTGAATGAAAGTCTACTGCTGCTTTTAACATACTTTGTCTAATGATATACTTCTGTCTATCATCATTATTAGTATAGTTAGTAGTAAAACCTCCACCCTCAGGGATTATTTTAATAGAGCCTTTCTCATTCTTAGAGTAGTTATATTCTTTTCCTATTTCTAATCTATGATCCTCACTCTTTTTAAAGATAGTTCCCATAGTACCATCTTCAAATTCTACATCAAACTTGTAAAAGTCTTTCCAATTACCATTAGCTTGAATGTTTTTTAATTTTGATTTTGACATTTTATTTTAGTATTTAATTAATAATTCGTTAATATCCACATTTAGTATATTACATAAATTAAGTAATTCAGAAACTTTAAATGTTCCAGGATTCTCAATCTTATTTAATATACTTGGATAGGAAAGCTCCATTTTATCAGCAAGTTCTACCTTTCTGATTTTATTTCTAATCATTAGCCTATAGATAGATTCTCTTATATCTTGACTCGTATTTAAAACTTTATATTTCATTGTCTTTTTTATTTATTAATATTGTAATCATATCGTAATACTTATTATACATTTTATTAAATGTAACTTTTACAGCAGGTCGCATAACATATCCTCTAAATTCGTTATAATTAATTTTGTATAGAGTTTCTACATCATCTCCATAGATTCTTTTACATTCTTCTAAGGCTAAATGTTCAGCTAATTCTTTTAAATTTAAATTTACCATAATATTCTTTTTATAAATATATATATTATTTTATAAAACTGTTTATTCTTTTATATTAAAATAGGTTATACTGATTATCTCTAGGCTTCCATTCATAGTAATAAAGAGTATATTCTCTATTTCTACCAAATTGATCCTTAAAGTTTTTACTTCCAAGCAAAGGATTATCTCTTGATATTTCCATTATCTCCTTTTCATATTGTATTTTAATTCTAATACCACCATATTTAAAAGGAATACCTACTAATGTTAAATGCTTTAAATCAGGACTAACCCTATAGCCCTTAATTAATTTTTTTATTTTATAAAACTTCATATCTTATTTATGTATTTATTTAATTTTTCTTTCATATAAGGAATATCAATAGTGTGTAATAATTGATAGGTAGATACTTTAATAATCAATTCATTACCATTATCATCATATCCTCCTATATGCGTTTCCTCACCACTACAAGCAAATGTAGTTAGCTCTGATGTTTCTATATACTTTACACTCATTACTCTTTAGATTTTAAATAGTCCTCGTATTCTCTCATAACTTCTTTGTGATCCACATCTTCACCATAAGCTCCTTTTGTAATATCCTCCATAAATGATGAGCCTATTATTTTAATTTCATTGTGAGGCTTAGTATATAAAACACTTAGCATATCATCTAATTGTTTTTTAGTACCTATAAATTGTGAACTCTCATAGCTACTACTAGGTAAATCGCTAAAATTCTCTCCAGTAATATGGTCTTTAGCAACATCTAGGAAAGTTCCTTTATAATCTATATAGTCAATTTGCCATTTAGCCTTAACAGTATTATATAATTCAGGCTTATTTAGTTCCTGTGAACGTGCTGATTTTCTTCTATATTCTTCCATATATTTATCAAACTCGCTACGTTCTTCTTGTAATTCTTTTAATTTATTCATAGAATCATTTAACATTTTATTAATATTTTTCACTTCTTTTAGTTTTAATTATTAAGTAACAAATATATATAATTATTTTTACAAAGTTATAAAATATTTAATAAAGTTTATTAACAAGAAAATGTTAATATCATAGTTCCATAGGGCAAATTATAGGCATTTTACCTGAATCTAAAATAACAGCACAACCTAATACAGGCTTAGCAGTATGGAACTTAGCGTATGAATATGCAAATGATTTATAGTCTATACCACAAGGAACTTGAACGCCATATTTTAAATCATTTAGCGAAGCTGTATATATTGCAAAAGCCTCAGTATGTATATGACCTTGTACCATTGACATCCCCCAGTTCTGAACACGCCTCATAATAGCCTTACCACTACAACCTGTTCCGTGTACATATAATACGTTATTGTGTACAAACTTTTCCTCAAAATTCCAACCAGGACAACCTAAGACATCATTAAAATCTCTAATCCACCTTTTATCTATCCCTCCCTCCTCACATTTCCTATGTACAATTAAATCATGATTGCCAATCGTAACATCTACTTTTTTAAATGCCCTATTCCAATCTTTCATTTGTTCTATACACATGTCTAACTCATACTTAGCTCCATGTGTTTCAGTATTTGTAGAATGGAAGCTACCAAAATGGGAATCTATAATATCTCCTGTAGCAGAAAAAACAGTACAATTATATAGTTCTGCTATATGCTGACAGTGTTCTAAATATTTTGGGTGTGTATAGGGTAGATGGATATCTCCAATTACCAACCGATTTACTTTAGGCTTTCTTATATCCTTTAGTATAGTAATTTCATTTGGTTTTAATCTATACCTATTGTTTCTCAAATTTTATTTTTTAAGTTTCTCAACCGATCTTCCTCCGAAGTATGCCCCAATTACAGTAATCAGGGTAGTGGTTAATAGGCTAACAAATTCTGGCTTAACATTAAACTTTATACTACCACTATCTATGAATACAAGTAGCATTGTGCATACTATTAAAAACACTAATACAAGTGGTCGCACATTTTTAGATAACCAACTATCAGAGTTCATATCTGCTTTCCATCTTTCACTAACATTCTTCTCTACCTCTACCTGATGGCTTACCATTAATTCCTTTATCTTTCTTTTAGCTTCTAGTTTTTCTTCCTTAGATGTGCTTAGATTGTCTAATACACCACCTACAGACTCTACTAGCTTTTCTGCCCCTCCTCCAAATATTGTTTTTAGTATTTTCATAGTCCTTTTTCTATTTTGTGAAACTTATATTTTGTTCTTCCGTTTTCTTTATATGCTTCAAGTAAACTCTTTCTATTGTATTCTTCATTGTAGCTAATATGAATCCAAGTATACTCAAACTCATTTATCATTTGATCAAAAGGTAATCCTAATTCTATAACCTTATTCCAAATTATCTTATTATCCATTACTCCATCTACTTTAAACTGAATGTCCGAAGCTTGTCCTTTACAATGTTGGCTTCGTTTAGAGCCTCCTATTAGCTTATTTAATGATTCTGAACGATAACCACTTGTTATTCTAATTGGACTCCCTAGAGCCTCTCTAAGTGGTTGTAAGACATATTTAACTAATAGTTGTATGTTCCTAATATGTTCAGATGATGGACTATTATCTATTCCGTTTCTAATTGCTGATACGCTTTTGGTAAATTCGTTAAGTGAAAAGTTCTTTGAAAGTATCATTATCTAAATTTAGAGATTGTAATGCTGTCTATTACAGCTTGTATATCTTTCTTTTCAACATCTAGCTTGAACATTAGATTACCTTTAAATGTTGCTATTTGTTCTGTTTTATTGAAAACTATTATCGTAGGTAATACTTTAATCTTGTAAGATTCTGCCAAGTCAGGGTAATCCTCAATACATATTCTGTACACCCTACAATCTTTTAGACTGCTTAAGAATTGACATTTGTTACTGTCGTTCCAATCTGCCCAAAACTCAATTACTAAAGGCTCATTGGATTGCTGATACTTTGTCAATTCAGTATTTGTTATCAACGATTGGCTCAGACATTGATAAGGTATTACCCACAATAATATATAAAAAAGGTATTTCATTTTAGCTCGTAAACCCTCTCCTCTATTTTCTCAACCTGCGTTTCTATTTTTCCTAACTTCTCTGCATTACTCATTACAGTTGTACTAATAAGCTCTAGTTTTAAATCTAATTCCTGTCTTGTTATTTCAGGATCAGGAATCTCTACTTTAGGTAGTTCTTTAGCTTCTTGAATTTCCATACTTAACGAATAATAGCCACCTATTAAAGAAGATGCTAATACTACTATCCCTATTATTGATTTAAGAGATAGTATAAACTTGCTATTTTCAGTTACCTCTGTTGCCATAGTTTAACATTTTTTACAGTTATTGTCAGCAATTCCCTGACCAATTATTAAGGCTACAGTAGTAATAACTAAAGTATTCATTTTAGTATCACTAATTCCAAAGCTATCTGAGAATAATATCAGCATAACAGTTACAAATCCGTACCAAAACTTTCTTGATTTAATAAATTTTAAGATTAATTCTTTCATTTTTTAATTTAATTTTAAGTTAATTTTCCCATCTTCTATATACAAACCATTTCGCCTGTATATCTCTTGTCCGTTTAAATTATATATTTTATTATCTGTTTTCGTTTTTTGCAGTATCTCTAATATAGCAGAATTTCCACAAGGCATACCTGTAGCACAATCAATGTATTCTGTGTTTATGATTTCTACATACTCAACTATAGTATCAGTAGTAAAGAACTCTACATACTCTGTTTCAATTATAGTATCAAACACCAATACATCAATGTATTCTATTACATCAATATACAGAGTATCTAAAGCTCCCTCTAACCACAAAGTATCTGTTTGAAATATATACTCAGGTACAAATGTTTCTACCTCTACTGTATCTACCACTATTTGAGTAATGTATTCTGTGTTGTAAATAGTATCTGTTTGGAATATAGTTTCATAGATATATATTGGAACTTCTATAAATGTAGTATCGCAAGGCTCACCATAAGCATTACAATCTTCTAAAGTTGTAGGCACAGCCCCATCCTCATCTGATCCATCCACACAGTCTAACCAACCATCATTAAGATATAAGAGATTATTAAAGCCATTAGGTACACAACCAAGTGGACTATACTGAGTCCAATTAGCCTCATCATCTCCACAATAGAATCCATTTTGCTCAACACATAATTCACAATTCGTTTGACTAAATCCATAACTAAATACTAATACAAATAACAAAAATAATTTTCTCATACTAAAATATTAAATAATTAAACCCAAATTTGAACTCCTGTATAGGCTTTTCCCAGTATTCTAAATAAGTTCCCTCTACAAATACACCTAAATTCTTTGTAATTCTCCATCCTGCAACCAGTCCAAAATCAACATCCGTAGGAACTCCCTCATAGTCGTAAGAATAATCATCTAATCCATAGTGAAAAGGCATTACATTTAGCCATCCGTGAATCCAATACTTGTCGCTATAGTAATAGTAAGCTGTACCGATAACCACAGAAAGCTCTGTAACGCTTCCTAATGCGTTTAATTGGTCTTGGTTATACTGAGCTATAGCAGAGCCAAAATAATGCTTAAAAAACTCATCATTTGAAGTAGCTATTAATTCTCCATCATTAAACCAATGCCATCCACCCTGAACAAATTGAGTAGAATAACCAAAATCTTCTGCTAATTCTTGGAATGAACTTTCTCCACTTACCCAAAAATCCTCAATAGGAGTTATGCCGTAAACAGGATGATTTCTTCCGACTGCTCCAATAGTGAAATCAAAAGCTCCTTTATTAATTCTAAATCTTGTGTCAAAAGATATGTATTCTAAGTTTCTTCTTTCATCATTCTTAGCCTGTATTTTAGTAACACAGCTATTACCTAAGTACCTAATCCAAAAATCTCTATTAGTATATACTTCACTACGATTACGGATAAAAGAATAATTAAACAAATACTCCCAACCATTATTATTGCCAATAGTAGTATTGTCAGCAACACTTTTTTCAGAGCCTGTATACCAAGTTTCAAGTTTCTGTTCATAATTGAAGCGAGCCACTTTACGGATTCCAATTTGAAAGTTGTAATCATAAGGATTGATTTGAGTTGTTTCTTCATAACCTTTATTTATAGCTATATAGTCTTGATTCTCTACCATACTTGTATTAATACTACCTGAACTATATATAGTAGCATACTTAAAGAATTGAGCTTTGCAAGTTCCTAGTCCTAGAATAAAAACTATTAATAAAAAATATATATGTGTGTGAGTTATTTTCATTAT